TTTTTGTGGGGTTTGTGGTAGATTTAGGGTAGAGAGATGGAAAGGAGCAAAATTATGGGTTTTATCGGGTTTAGCGTATGGTCAACCTATCAAGTACTATTTTTTGTAGCGCTGGGCATAATATTTATCATGTGCATCATTATAGGTATACAATCAGCCAAGGCCGCAGACCGCAAGCAGGATATCAAACAGAAAATTATTGACTATGAAAAAGACATTGCAGACCGTAACAGAGTTATATCTAAACAACGGCAGGAAATCGACTTTTTGACAATAAAGCTAAAAGAAGCCAAAAGTGCCAGAAAGGAGCAATAGAATATGAATACCGGATTACAACTATTCATCAATATTTGCGTAGGCCTGCTCAAACTCGCAGTATTAGTATTCCTTTTTTATGAAGGTGACAAACTAATTAAAAAACTCAAAAGGAACAACCGCCATAAAAAAACTACCCCCAGCGAATAAGCTGGGGGTTATGTTATGCAATTTTGTTTTTGCGGATCCGACGCTTGCTGCGGTTAGAGATCTCACCAGTGACTTCCGGCTGGAGCTCTCCCCTATTACGCAATATTTCTTCGTCGCTGATATAATCCGCTTGCAGCATATTATCAATAAGCTGCTGCGTATCGTATCGGTTACGGTCCGCATCAGTTTGGCAATACACCCTTGCATCAATAGCAGCGAGCGGATATTGCGGATTACTGAAAGAAAGATCATATTCCACCGCATCATAGGTATAAACCGTACAAATGCGGGTAAACGGATGGGATAAGTGGCTGCGGGTCACTCTCACCGTATCGGTTATATCCCGCAGTTGCTTATCAAGGAAATTCCAACGCTGGGTAGTCGCGTATATTTGCATATGCCGCTTCCGGCACTGGCAAAGGTGCTGGAAAAGGATTTTCGGCACACTCTGTTTACTGGCAGCGAAATCACGGCTATTAAAAATCGTGCCTATTTCATCAATCAACACCAGCGTATTTACCGGAGCATTAAGAATATCCTGCGGAGATCGCAGCGGAAGTATTTGCGTATGAGCCGGGAAGCCTGACAACTGCAAATTCGTCACTATCGTCAACTTTGGATAGCGTTTCGCCAGCGCATAAGCATCATGCACCATTGTACAGGTTTTGCCGGCGCCGAACTTGCCCACATACAAATGCAGCCCCCAGCCGTCAAAATTGAGCCATGATCGGTTTTTTATGTACGGTATCAAATCCTTGACCAACAGGAAAAGGAATTTCGGCAGGCGCACCAAATAGCCCAGCCAAACCTTAATCATCATAGCCGCCTACCCCCGGAGGTAACACCACACACAATAGCCCGGAACATACGCCAACAGCCCCACAGAACACAAATAGCAAGCATCACCTGCATAAACCAAGGGATAAACTCCGCAAAATCGGCAGGAACACCTGACAACCCGAAAAAATCACATAAAGTTTGAAAAATACTGCTCATCATATCCCCCCTTAATTATTCCAAATTCTAAAAAAAGTACGAACCAAAACAAGCAGGAAGCACAACAGCAAAAGCCCTTCCGTAACTGTATATTGCGATAAAGGAGTAGACATAATAGGACGCTCCCACAAGTTATCTACTGTAACAGTACCGGTTATTTCGGAAATTTGCTGCTCCTGCCCTTCGCCATCGGCCGGAGCAGCAGGAACTTCACTACCAGGCTCTCCCCCACCGGCTTCAGCAGCAGCATCACCGATGGGGTTTTCTTCTATAGTTTGTTCGGTCATTTCTTCATTCAATAATTCATTATCCATCCAAAAGCCCCCTTATAATTCGAATAGCAATATAGGCAACACAGCCCCAAAGGGCGATATCCCAAAAGGAGAAAGTAAAACCGTAAACGGTCATAGGCATCTTAAAGAATTTCAATACTTCCTCAAAAAAGCGCATCAGATCATCCATATCATCACCCCCGGATAAACTTGACAATAGCCAGAGCAATAGAAACCGCTATACCAGCTATCAGCAGGTCGATAATCTCACGAGGGACGAACCCAAGCGCAGCGGCAAGGAAATCCCCAAAGTGACCACCAAGGCTCAACACAGCCTTAAAAGCATCTATCAGCGTGGATATGATACCGGTGATACCGGAAAGCAAAGACTGCACCACACCACCCACAAAGCCACAAATGACATTTACCAAGCTTTTGACACTCGACAGCAGCCCATCAAAGAAACCGGGCTTACTGGGGTCATCGTCACTACCACCGGGGTCAATGCTTTCATCCACAGAATAATAAAAAATATGCTCTCCGTCCGCTGTTACGGTTATTTCAGCCGATGCAGCCAAAGCCTTATATCCCTTTACTGTAGGAGCACTTGCTGTAAAGGCAGCACCTACCGCCAAGTTTTGATAGACGGTATCCCGGCGAACTTTATCGGTTGTGCCCTCTTTGTAGTAATGTACGGTAAAGCTGGTCGCTTCGGCTTCGGGGTTTGCATCGGTACCGGCTGCGGGATCTTCCTTTTTGTCAATAACTTCGGCAAAATCGTCCTCATTGACCACCTGACCTGCAAAACTATACCCGGTAAGCTCAACCCAATTATTATCCTTGCAAACGGAACCTTGGCACTCCGTCCAAGTGCCGCTTTGATACTGCTGGCAGCTTGTCACCTTTTTATCTGCATCAAGAGAAATATATACATCACCCTGCGCAGGGTAAGAGGGACGGACGCCACCGAGCCGAACATTATTAACCGCTACGGCAGATTTTACAGCAATGGCACCCTCCGTCTTTTCGCTGGGCAGTACTAATGCCATTGGGATATCAAACGGAGCAGATGCAGGAGTATAATTTTCCGTGTAAAGTGCGCCTTTGGAAATACGGAGTTCATCATAGTAGGAGTAAGTAAACCCAGGAGAACCATAAAAACTAATGTAATTTACATTGCCGGTTGATTTAACCCAATTAGACGGTGGAGTAAACGCCACACCATTCATATAGTATTTTACAGTGCTTCCATCATTCACAATAGCCACATTGACCCATTGCCCCAAAGGAATAGGAAAAGAATTCAAAGAAGCCTGTCCAGCGTAACTAACAGACTTAAGAGAAAGTTTAGAAGGATCAAAAGCATCAATTTTGGAAGAACGAGCATTTGAAAACTCTGATTTAATTAAAGAACTTGGAAGTTCCTCAAAAGGATCATAACCAGTTTTAACAAACCCATAATATTTAGCCGGGCTTTCATATTGAGTGGTCCAAGCATAAGACGAAGAAAGGAAAGGAGCAAATCGAACAGTGCTATCACCTAAATAAAATAACGGTTTACGCATTTGATATTGTTTAGATTCTAACGCCTTAATGCGAACAATATTATCTCTATAAGTTGAAAGAGAGCCGGAATGCGAAACGCCGTTCAAGTCCTCATACTGATCTACTCCAGACCAGACAACGCTGCAATAACTAGCGGAAAATGCCTGAACAGCTCCATAGTTCAAGCGAAATTCTATAGTATAAGGCGCTTCTAATGTCTTCGAAAAATTCAAATCAATCTGCCCACCATTGGCAAGCATCAAGTACTTACCAAAACTATTAGAAGAAATATATTGCGGTACAGTGCCATCAGTAAAAACAGCCGTGTTACTATTCTCCGAAGCATCGGTTACATTCCCATCAAAATGGTACAGCGCAACACAGTTATCGTTCTCCGGGACGGCATCATAGTTAATCACCTCACCGGCCAGTGGAATACCAAACACATCATCAGCAGTTAAGTTATAACTATTGCGACCGTCCGGCAGCTGGAAGTAGTAGTTATTGCTCACGGCCTGCGAGGGATCCCCACAACCATCTACTATATAAGTGATATTAGTATAGGTCGGGGTATAAGTAACAAAGTAATTGTAGTCCACATTATTATAAGTCACAGGAATGTAATAGCTATTATAAGTCTGATTATAATAAGCCGTATTATAGGTGTAGGTATAGTCCCGGCTCATATCGTAGAAAGTGTTATTGGTGGTATTCAGCATAGATTGATAAGACGGTGTGCCGGTATTCCTCATGGAAACCTGCATCTTATCATAAGCCTTTGCAAGCCCCTGCTCATTGTAGTATTTTCGATAGTCCATCGCCTTTTGAATAGTATCGGCATAGGCTTCATGAATACGTGAACTTGCCTCACCAAAAGTTTTAATTGCATATTGAACAAGACCCAAAGGGTCAAGACCGCCGGAAGCGACACCGGCAGCCATCGCCGGAACCACAGACAAACATATCATCAAAGCCGCTATCAACACGGCAAGTATTTTTTTCATTTGTAACCTCCCATATCTTTTCAATAGAAAAGGGGCGAGGATTTACCCCGCCCCTTTCGGGTCACTTCGCTGCTCTCTTCAAACCCTTGAAGATACGAATACCAACAGGGATAAGACCGGCAGCGAGCAGGAACAGCAGCACCGGCTGCTCCGTGATCTTGGTGATGATAGTACCAACGAGGGTAAAAACATCACCCATTGCAGCAATAACAGTCTGCATTACAGTAACAGTAGGAGTCTCCATTAGCTAAACCTCCTTACTTCGCAGCCCGCTTGAGACTGCGGAAAATCCGAATACCGACAGGAATAAGGCTGGCGGCGAGGAAGAACAGCAGCACAGGCTGACCAGTGATGTTGGTAATAACAGTACCAACCAGGGTGAACGCATCGGACATTGCCTTGATAATGGCTTCCATAAAAACACCTTTTTAACCTTTCTTTGAATTTGATTTTATTTGAACTCCGGCCAGAAGTATCAAACTAAATGATAATTACCAATTCCCCGCTTTTAGGAATATGGCAAATGACCTCACGGTCAAGCATCGTCGGCTGATCAAGCAAAGCATTAAAGGTAGTCACACCGCAATCTATCAGCTTGGTCATATACGGCTTTTGATAGATATGGTACGAAACGCCTACACCATAGCAATACATTAAATCACTTACTTTCATCTTTACTGCCCTCCAAAGCTGCATCTAAACGAGCTATATCTTCAAAGGAGATATTCTCCCCTATCATTCTTTCCGGCTCAAAATCGGCTTTCTGTTCAATCGGGTCATAGAAAACGCTTCGCTGCACTTCCCCCGGGATTAAGCGCCTTTGGTCACTCTCACACATATTCAATACACGATTTTCGGAGATCACCGCCGACCATATACTACCGGCACGGCGAAGCGTACCCCAACAGCCATTTTTCAGCGCCCAGCGAACCGCATTAGACATTGAACTGCATCGTGCATCTATGATATAGTCCGCCAGCCGCCCGGCCTGTATTTCTTCATCATCCCGGAAAAACTTATTGATAGGGAAAGTAGCAATCACCGCTTCCAGCGGATAATGAAATTTATCGGGATCATCGGCATGAATTAGATACCGGATAAAGGCATCAAAGCTACGGCAGCGCTCTATCATGTTTTCCGCTACACCAAGGTCATCAGCCAGCGCCGAAAGATACCGAGCCGCTTTTAACCGACCTACCCAATGAATATGGGGCTTTTTCAATTCCCCGTTTTCATCAACATCTTTATCATGCAGAATATATGCAAATTCGGGAAATGTGCTTTTAAGAATATTTAGAACATCATCACAGCAATAGCTTTCGCTGTCCGGATAAAGAATTCCTTGAAATTTTCTATCCTTTATTCCGTCCTTTGCCATTTTCTTTTACCTATCCTTTTTTCAATGTACAGTATAGCGGCTGTATTCACCTTTCGGAGAAATCTGTAATTTGCTATACTATTTTGGAACACGGTACACCCCCCCCCACCACAAA